CAAGAAAATTGGACACCTGAATTATCCCAGAAGACAAAGGATGCAATTTGGCAATATCTTCAGACCCTATACATGTTGGGTACAACAATTATTTCAATTCCACCAGAAACCATGAATATGATTGAAGTTATTGCCAAGCAGTGTGCCGATAAGATGGGTACAATGTCATCCAGCGGTCAAATTGATGAAAAAGCCCTTATGGCAAGTTTATCAGGAATGTCCGGCCTTTTTGGAAACCTCCTAAACAAAAACTAATCTATTAGTATAGAAATGGAAAGCACTAACGTGTGGTTTGATGATCCATTGGAACTTTTTAAAACTACTAAAATTGCTCAATTTTGGCCAACAATGACACAAAGTCCAGCTGATCGTATTAATGCCACAACCCGATTCATTATATATGGAACGTGTATAGTATATTTAATTAAACGTGATGTACGTGTTTTTATATTGGCTGCTATGATTTTGGCAGTCATATTTTTCCTATATAAAGGAGGGTTTGTAAAATCATCAGCGTATACTCTTCCGGTTGAATTTGTTGATCAGGCTTATGCAAATGTTTGTGAACGACCCACATATGACAATCCAATGGGAAATGTTCTTCTTTCAGATTACACAACTCACCCAAACCGCGCACCTGCTTGTGATTACAATACAGTTAAACCAATTGTTTCAAAATTACTTGATCAGACTATTCCATACGATTGTGGGCGATCTCGGTGCCCAGACCCAGATGTTCAACAAAGGGCTGCCGGCCGACAATGGGTAACTCTTCCACCAACCACAATTCCAGGTGATCAGACTGGATTTGCTGAATGGTGTTATGGAGCAAAATTTTCACCTCTTTGCCGGGATGATCCATCAATGTGTAACCCAAATATGAGGGGTGTTCAATTAGAATCAATGGCTGGTCTTGATATGTCTGGTGCTCCTCGTAATCCCGGAAGATAATTTCCTTATAGTATTATAAATGGCATATCAGCTTCAGCCAGGCCTCACACTTGTTGATCCCGGAACAATACCAAAACCATGCGCAAGCGATTTTGTTTTTGAATACCCAGTTCCATCAGAACTCAAATATTGCTGCCGTCCAAATACTATGATTTACGGAACTGCCCCCTATATGGCTGGTAAAGGTGCACCAAATGATTTGGTAATGATTGATGATGCACTTCGTCCCCAAGCCACTACTCAATTTCGTAAAACATATGTTGAAACTTTCAAGGATAAGACATTTCCTTGGCAAGAAATGAAATGTGCTGGTCCAGTGAGAACAATGAAATTTGATCCAACCAGCTCACGCGCTGACAGACAAAATATAATGTTTATGGATCGCTACGGAAGACGATAAAATAAAATATCACTGATTTATAGAGGAATGGCTGAACCATTATCAATTGTAGCAGTACTTGGACTTGCCTTTATAGCTAAAAAACTGAGCGAAACGAAACCAGAACTTCCTCAGGAAAATAACATTCAACAAAAACAAATTCATAATCCAGTTTCTCCAATGAATGACACAAGTTGGGTACCCGCCAACGCAATTATGAGTTTTGCAGATCTTATGAAGAATAAAAAGGAAAGATATGTTGCCCCCGCCCAAGGAAATTTTGGAGATATTTCACCAAACACAACTTTTGCGTTAGGAATGCCTGATCCAACTCAAAATTTCAAAGATAGAATGTTTATATCAAATCAGCAAAACAACGTTTCACCAAGTGATAAAATTATGGTTGGTCCAGGTCTTGGAGTTGGCCCCGATGTTCCAGCTATCGGTGGGTATCAACAAGTGTACCGCGTTCTTCCCAATAACGTAGGAGGTTACAAATTAACACAACTCCCCGGAAGATCTGGTCCGATGAATGGAACTGCTCTAGCGGGTGGGGTGGCTCCAGTATGGGGAAATGAGGTCTGGGGTAAAGTTGCTCATAACAGGCCAGAAAAGACTGCATTTTTACCAATTAGATATCCAGATATGAAAACACGAGCACAAGGTCAGGGTGACGCAGTTAGCGCCCCGACCCAACATCAGTCTTATGAAAAAACAAAACGCCAGACAAATCGCGCAGAAACTTCTCAGAGAACAGATGGGCTTCAATATGCACCAGCCAAGCGTTTTGTTCCAGCTGGGGAACTCAATCAAGATCCAACCAGAAACAAGACGGATGTCACAGAGGCTCAGTTTTATCACGTTGACAATATGGCTCCAGGGATTTCAAGCTTTATTGGTGCATATGACACTACTTCAAATGATATCCGACCTGATGACAAACGCGGAAATAAGGGTAGAATGGGACCAGCTGGTGGAATGAATGTGATGCTTGGTAATCCCGGTAAGATAACCGCAGTCCGGCAAAGCACGTGCCCTCAGCCAATTATGGCCCGTGGTCCAACTCAATCAGCCGGTCAACAATATGTACCACTTGGATATCAGGAGAATAATGTAAATAAAGGAAATCACAATCCATATGCCGCTAATAGAAGTCTAAACATTGCCAAGACACAGCTTGACAAAAATCCTTTGGCGCATAGTATTTCTAATTAAAAAAGATCTCTAATTGTTAATGGGTTTAACAGTTGTAGATGTAGATTCTGGAGAACGTGATATAACAACGTACCCTTTACCAAATGATTACACAGTCAAGATGAACTTGCCGCTTTATCGCGTGTCTAAAGTCCGACTGTTAACAGCCCGTTTGGTAAATTGTCAACAAATGATAAATACGGGAAATAAGCAGTTTGAAGTTGACGCAGATTCAATTATTCTTACAGAAGGAACATACTCAAATGGAACGACACTTGCGGTTGGTCTACAGGCGGCTCTTGCAAATACAAATGTTTCAAGTGTTTCATTTGATACATTTACAAATAAACTAACGTATTCAAATATTGGAATTGGAAATAACTTTTCATTCAACTTTTTCACAGGTTCAAATGGATATTCAACTTCATCTATGAATGGACCACCTGCAAATATTATGGGATTTAATGGTCTAGATGTAAGTTCCTCAAATGGAATTATAACATCAGATGTAATAGATCTATCAGGTCCTACATCTATATTTATCCGTTTAACATGTAACGGAGAAGACCTGATTCAATCTTCCTATATTGATGGGGGAACGTTTAGTTTTGGAAATACTATATATGATGTGACATCAACTTCTCAAATTGTACCGACGTACATGGGAAGAATTGTGCTAAATACAATTGGAACAGTTGTACCGTACACACCGATGGATTACTTGATTGAATATAATACCCCACCTGATCTAAACATAACCAATATCCGAATAAGAATGTATTGGAACAATGGAACAAAATTAATACCATATGATTTTGGCGTAACAAATCATATGCTAAAATTTGAGTTTTCTTGCGAAACTGATAGATTTATGAAGATTTATCCATATAACGAAGTTGATGAACTTCCTGAACCAATGAAAGAACCAGAAGTATCAAATAATAATAATATGATTTATATTATTGTATTTATAGTTCTTTTCCTGGGGTTTCTAATGCTTATCGGGTAACTGCATACATTGGCTGCTGGGGTGTCATAATACGTTTGGAAAGCAGAGACAATACAAAGTAAACAAAGATGGACATCAGAGTTGTGGCCAGAGCAGTCATTAAGAAGTATGATCCACTGGTCTTTGGTGTGTTAATGACCTGAGAAATTACCCAACGAACGGCATCCATCCATGCAATTGCTGATGCAAAACTAAAACCGGCAACGATGGCATTAAGGGATTGTGTTTCAAGCTGAATAGCACCAACAGATAAAGCGTTCATTTTAATAGTAGTGTAGAAAATTTTATTCAGGAATCAAGTCTTCTTCAATTAAAATTGTTGAATAAATTTTTTTTATTGGAATTTTCATTTTATAATACCCTTTGGGTATCAACTTTGGATCTTCTTCACTTTCATAACCGCCCTCATCATCATCCTCGGATGAACCACTTGACGATTCTATTGTACTCCATATAGCCAAGTCTTTGTTACCATTGTATGGTTCCATTATACACTTGCATCACTTTTTTCAATTGCATTTTTCAACATTTCTTCTGCTGGTGATTGAGGCTCCCAATCTTTCCATGTGTCATAGGCTTTGTTTATGTTGACTAAAAGTTCTTCTGAACCTTCATATCTAGTAAACTCTTCTTCATTAACTTCCTGTTCCTGATCAGAATCGGTTTCCCACACTGATCCCTCATCATCACTATCACTAGGATTTTCGTAAATTTCGGGAAATAAACTTCCTATGTGCTTTCCTACTAGATTCATAGCACAATATTTCATACTATATGAAACGTCCATTGCAGTCACACAATCACGTCCGCAACCTTTTGCATAATGAGCTCCCATAACAACTGATGCTTCCATAACTGGTTTCATAAGATCAATAGCAGTTTTGATAATATCGGAATCCATCTTTTATTAAAAGAAGTTGTTATCTATAAATAACACTCCAGCGAGACCTTTGTGAATTCTTAGTATGTTAAAGTTCCTTGCGTAGACCCGAACTTCAACATCTTCTGATTGAGCATTTATAGTAACATTTAACAACTTGTTTATGATTCTACTCATATTGGTTTGTCCTGATGGTTCTGCATTTTCTGGAAATAATGAAAAACTATATGAATAGATATAACGGGTTGGTGATCTTGTATGAAAGCTGAGAGGTTGTGCACGTCTCAAATACAAGTAATTTGCAATATCTGACATTATTCTGGTTTCATTGTTAAACTCAAGATTGATGTTGACAAGAATATCGTTTCCAGAAACATTTGAAAAGTTAAACAAGTCATTATTATTAACTGCTGTTGCAGTTTGAATAACAATATAAAGTTCTCGTACCGGATTTATAAAAGTAAGTTGCATTTGTGTAAATGTTTCACCAGCTGGTATGGTTTGTTTATTTTGTTGAAGTTGAGTGATTGCATAATCAAGCTGATTATTTTTGATATAATTGACTTCGGCGGGGGCTAAAAATATAAACTCAACTGGAAGTGACATTGAAAGTATACTGGCCACTGCATCACCCGGTGTATTACCTGGCGCATACATTGATGGAACAATTAACTGAGAAAGTGGTCTCAATTGTATTCTAATCTGAACTTCTTGATATGTTATTGCAGATAACGGAATTGCCATGCTGTCGGTTCTGTAAAAATAGAATGGCAATGGAATAAGATACATTGATGTTTGTGGTCCTCCTGTATTACTTGTAAGGGAATTCAGATTGTAATTTGTTCCAACAAGAGCAGCCATTGCAGCTTGTTGTGAATCACTAATCCACATATCAGAATACATTTCCATATATTCGCCATTGATCCTCTGAACAGTCTGTCCACCAATAAGCAAGTCGGCGTATTCAATAAGAGCATTTCCTATTGAATCAGTGTATCCAATAACATTACTAGTTAGATTTGAAAAACACGATGCACTTTGAACATTTGATAAAAGAACTCGTAGATACATTGTTCTAATCATATCCCCCATTCTTGGAATAGTACAAACTATTTGAGATCCAAAACTAAGAGACCCATCAATTGGTGTGTCCCTAACTTCCAATGCAAATTTTGTATGTTGTTTATAAACTCTTTGAAAATATGTAAACTGTGGATCACCAGTCAGGAAGGTATCCTGGATACCAACATAGGCAACACTGACACGGCCACTAGCCATTACTACTATCTTGCGAGAAATTTCAAAGACTAAAATTCCGAGTAATACTAGTAATAAATGAATCTTTCATTACGAAAGTTTAAACCAGAAAATATGCCTGATGATAAGGTATGCGTGTTTATAGGAAAAAGAGGTACTGGTAAAAGTGTTCTCGTGACTGACATTATGTATCACAAGAGACACATTCCATCTGGTATTGTAATGTCGGCAACCGAAGAAGGGAATCATCACTATAAAACATTTGTTCCAGACTTGTTCATATATTCAGATTATGACAAGGATGCAATTGAACGAGTTTTGGATAGACAAAAACAACAACTTTCTGTTCGCGAAACAATTCCTTCAGCATTCATACTTTTAGATGATTGTATGTATGACCGTAAATTTATGAAGGATGTTTGTATAAGACAATGTTTTATGAATGGCAGACATTGGAAACTATTCTTTATGTTGACAATGCAGTACTGTATGGATTTATCTCCAGATCTCAGAGCAAATGTTGACTATATATTTATTCTTCGTGAAAATGTTATTCAAAATCGTGAAAAACTTTATAAATCATTTTTTGGAATTTTTCCAACGTTCGACATGTTCAATCAGGTGATGACTTCCTGCACTGAAAACTACGAGTGTTTGGTTCTTGACAACACATCTAAAAGCAATAAAATTCAAGATTGTGTTTTTTGGTACAAAGCTTCTATGCGCAAAAATTTTAGAATTGGATCACCAGAAATGTGGGCCTATCATAAAAAACATTATAATCCTAAACATCTGGTTGAAGGAGCCAAGGGAAATGATCCCAATAAAGCTAAAAAAAGAGAAACTGTAAAAATTGTTAAGAAAGGTTAACGGACCACGTGGTATTTATGTTTTGGTGGCCTAGCACCTGCACTCTTAACTAACCTGGCCCTAGCCTGAGCCCCCTTTCCAAAAACCTTGTTATTTTCGTTTTTAAATACAGTTGGTTTAAAAGTAGCCTTTCTCTGCATAGCCGCCGATGCAGCATCTATGATCAGCTGATTATTATACGTACCAGGTTTTGCAGTGAGTACGGCGTTTGTTGAAATTTCCTCAAATACCCTAGCCTTTCCAGGCACGGCCATTCGCGTGGTACCAGTACTAACCGTATAAGCTGCGAGTTTGTTACCAGCTATTGGTCTTTTTCCAAACAAGGCTTTCATCCTATTCATCATTGTTTTCTTTGTTTTTTTATTAAGCATAACCATACCTTGATGAGCTGGATATGATCTGGTTCCAACCATGTTATAGTTTCTATTTGCAACTGTAGATTGCATGTATGGCACAAGTGCTTTACTGTTAAGTGTGTGACCACTTGCAGCTTGGTAACTAGTGGGCTTGTACCCAGTTCCACGAGCGGCACTCAGGGCTAATGTAGCGACAACTGCGCGAGCCAAACTTTTTGGAAATGTAAAAGCGCGGCCGGATGGAGCGCTTTTTGGACGATACCTAGAAGAGGATCTTGGAGATGTCATCTGAACATTTTTCCAATTTTTAAAATTGACTGCTTGCCAATTATACACGGCTCTTTTTTTTTGTGACATTTTCTTAATAGTATTGGGACTTGGCATTATTACTTATAACTTAGAAAAAAATCATTTAATTTATGAAGCCACTCCCACGGCATTGTTTTTGAAAAATCAAGTTCGCCATCAATTTCAATAACATTTGGTAAAAAACGTAACCATTTATCGTGATAATATTGACAATCTGCAACATAAGATGGCGGTATATTTTCACCTTGTCTATTTCTACTTTTAATCCGATTGAAACACGTGAGATGAGAAGTCTTGAGATATATAATACCGTCAACTTTTAGATTTTGTACAAGTTCATCAAACCACTTTAGATAAATTTTATATTCAATATCTTCAATCTTACCAGATTCGTGCAACATTTTAGCAAAAATCTCGCGATCAGTAAAAACAGATCTTTCAGTAATTACGAGACAATTTTTTGGAGCCTCTTTTAGTAGTTTTAGACGCGTAATGAAAGCCATCATTTGAAAAGAAAACGCATATTTTTTAGGATCTTCATAATATTTTTCAAGTATAGTTGTACCATTTGTATCTGTTATAGTATTCCATTCATCAACGGGTTCGGGAACAAAATATGCATTTGGAAATTGTTCACGAAGTCGGTCCAAAAAGGTGGATTTGCCAGCTCCTATATTTCCTTCAACACTAATGATCATTGTATTCGCTTCTTATCAATATATATTCTTATTTTTTTATATTGATAATAAGTATCAAACAATTTTAAAACTTGATACCAATATCAAACCCAATCAAAATATATAATAATACTTACTTTATTATCTGTCTTTAATTATTTTAAATGAATAATATAAATGATCTCACTTGGCTCTCTTAAAATTACTAACCAGGCCTTTATTATTTCTATTATCGGAATCGTGATTGGAATCTTTATTGCGTTTCAGAAGATGCCTATTCCAGGCCTAATGATAATGGCGGGAGCATTCCTTGCAGCTTATAATGCCAACTGCTCAGTTATTGGACATTGTGATATTTGGGCGTGGTCTCTAGTTATTGTGTACGCTCTCAACATGTTCTTTATTGGAAGGATGGCTTTTGACAATAAGCTTAAATTTATATAAACCACCCAGGACAGTGCGTATAGGTTTAATCAATAAAAAATTGCTAATTACCAAATGGGCACTTACCAAATGGATACATTTAACCTAAATGAGTCAAGTGACGGAATGGTTCCTATTGACCTTCCAGTGCCGCAAAAAACACCGGAAAAAAATATACAGAAACAACAACAACAACCACAGATGGATTCTACTCCTATATCCGATATCATGCCTTCTGATCCAGTTGAACAAGAAGATATGATGTATGCTCAGGCTGCATCACCGCCACAGATGAAGCAGCAGATGCAGCAGATGCAGATGCAGCAGATGCAATCACGTCAGAAACAGAATCCACTTAATATGTCCGACGATCAGTTTCAAGCTCTCGTGGCTGGTATTTGCGCAATTATTGCATTTTGCAAACCAGTCCAAGAGAAATTGGTGGGTGTTTTTCCGCAATTTTTGGCTGACGGCAATCTAACGACTGTTGGATTACTTGTATCCGGCCTTATTGCAGCCATTTTATATTACCTTGGTCAGCGATTTGTTATCAATCGTTAGACTGTTTGTATTGATGCCAGTGGACTAAACATTGAAAAGAGTGGTGTATAGTAATATGCTAACATTCCAAACATTAAAAGTAGGAAAATGGCTAATGTAACATATGCAGATGATTCCATATTTGGTTTGTCACATTCATCAAGTCCTTTTTTAAAGGTTTTGCTAACAAGAGAAATTAGCATTAGTATTCCATAAATTATAGAAAATAATGGAATTATAACTTCCCAAGGTACAAGAAAATATTGGGAAACAGAAGGAACTGAAATATAAACAGATACAAGCACAGGTACCACTACAAAATGCATAAATGTTCTGTAACTCCAATTATTGACAGCTTTTGCAAAAATATATGGAAGACATAACATAAACCAAAGGACTGTTGAGGCTACGGATGATCCAAATGGGCCCATCATTTAATATATATACTGTAACTAGATAAAAAAATTACGTATCAATAATATATTTGCCACAAAATGATTCTGATTTTGTGATTGGTGTATAAATTCCAATGCTGTGTGCAATCTCCCTGAGTTCTTTAAAGTTTTTCCAGAAATTATTATTATGTGAATATTCTTTTACAGTTGAATGAGAAAGTTCATGAAGAAGAACGTGAAAAATTTGATTTGAATTTCCGTCTAAACATAACCCAATTTCGTATCCTTTATTTGTATTGTATCCAATTTCATTCTTCTTTTTAAGATATCCAATAAGTACAATAGGTTGTGTTAATATCTTAAACTTATCTGGTACTGGGTTTGTAGCAATATAGTTTCTAAGAATTGCATACTTTGTCTTGACTTCTGTAAATACAGGTGGGTCACGTACGTTTAATAAAATAAAAAGAATATATCCAAACATACATATCATTAAAAAAATCATACCCAACATTATTTATCATGTACGAACAAAAATAAACATTGAATAGAGTGTTGAAATTTTAAAATTTGTCAACGGTTGCCATATTACTTTTTGTAATCCAATAGTTTCCAAGTGTGTTATTAAAAGATCCTTGTATGCAATTGGTTCCGGTTTTGGCCCATCTTTGTAAAATGGAGTATCTGATAAATAAACGTAAATCTTTTCCCCAAAATTTCCGTATCCAGTTTTTTCACTACGAACAATAACATTTCCTAATTCATCTTTGAATGGTGTTGACATTAATATACTTTCTGAATCTGGAATACACCCAATAAGTTTACCTCCTGGTTTTAATCTATCTTTAATTGCTCTTATGCTTGAAAAAAAGATATTCTTGTCTTTGAAAATATAATGAAGTGAAAAGTTGTAACAAATAATATCATATTGTTTTTTAGGGCACGAAAAAATATCACCATGAAAAAACTGGGGTTTCAATTTTTTAAAGGTGGGTGCTCGAGATATAGCCTCTTTGAGAGCATCCTCACTGGGATCACATGCATCAAGATTTACTATCCCGACATTTTCCCATTTTCCAAGATCACCTCCAAATCCACAACCAACATCCAAGACTTTTAATCCAGAATTAGTTGTTTGTTTAATAAGATCACGCTTTACATCATTGTGATAACGACGTATAGCTTCCATCTTTTTTTTATATATTGCGGTTTGTTTTTAACCAAACCTTGGTATTTTTTAGACACGTTTTTGGGAACGATGTGGTATAGCACTTAAATGAAATGTAGTCACGCGACCAGCTGGAGTTATTCTAGTTGTAGTTCCTCTGGGGGACGTCATAAGAACGGGAACGTTTAATATTTTAGCAAACCACAATGTTAAATTATATCTATACTTATTTTCATTTGAACGTGGCGCATTAAATAAAGTATTATTAACCAGTTTTTTAACAGCCTCTTTTCCAAATATTTTGTGTATTCTTTTAATTTTTAAATTACTTGGATAATTCCATTTTGGATGATTTTTTGCAAAAGTTTTCATATTTTTTGATGGCATTTTATTATATATTTATATAATAATAATGAATGGTATTATACCATATATATCTATGATACCCGTTGCAGCTCTTATTTTTCAGGCAGGAAAACAGTCTGAAAAACTTGATGAATTATTTACAAAGGCGTACGCTCAAGAGTCTGAAATAAAAAGCACTGCAAGTATTCTTCAAGATATTCATGTTAAAGTGTGTATTGTTGAAAAAGATGTAAAACACATGCAAGAGATGTTATTAGAACGCGGTAATTGAGTTAAAGATTATTATTGTTATATATCAAATGGCCTCTGGAATGCTTGAGCAAGATTATACTGTTGTTCCAGGTCAATTATATGCGTGTCTGTCTATTGTAGGACCCGAGTGCCCTCAGAAAGCTGATAAGTTTGGTATCAAAATTCGCGGGGCTTTTCCAACGCGTGATGAGGCTTCAAACCACGCAAAACGTCTCCAGAAGGAGGATCCTATTTTTGACATTTATGTTGTTGATATGTTCAAGTGGCTTCTCATTCCTCCTGATCCCGCAATGATTGATGATGCTCACTATACGAATGAGAAGCTTGAGGAGATTATGGTCAAGTATCGGGAAAATCAGAGTCAGGCGGCACGAATGTTTGAGGAGCGTAAGCGTGATATGATGGCTGTGCGAACACCAGGTGATATGCCTTTCATCAAACCCGGTGATGATAATTCAAAGTATTATACAAAACCCGATGAAGCTCCTATTAGTCACCCAGCCGATATTCTTGCGCGTCTCCAGGCTGAAAGGCCAGATGCCGCAATTGAAGATCTCGTCAAGGAGGCTGATGCTATAGTTACTCAAGAAATTTCCGAACGCACAGTAAGGCGTCTTGCCGAGGCGGCGGCAGAAGCCGAAACATCCAAAATTATGGATGTGACAGAGTCCGAGTAAAATTCTTGGTAGTTTATAGAAGATAAGATGGGATTTTTATCTGTTGCTTTAAATATTTTCACACTTTTAGTTGTCGCAGCGGTGTTCTATATAGCAACGAATCTATATAGAACAAGGCCTGATAAGGTTGTAACGCCCGGTGAGTTATTTAATGATATGTGGATTGAACCAAGTTCAGTCACACATTCATTTTTTAATGAAAATCCATTAGGACCTATTGGAAACTTTTTTGGATATGATTGGGATAAAACCGGGCTTGATTTGACTACTGTCGGAGTATAACTGGTTGCATTGTTTTACCCATAAAGAAACCAAGAATAAATGCTATAAAAATCATAATCCAAACATTTTTATCAATTTCATCAAATATAGATGGTTTCTTTTGTATTACTTGTGGTGCTTGAACCGGCTCTTGATAAAACATTTGCCTGGGTGTAGGAGGCCTCTGATATTCATTAGTATACACATCTTGCTGCTGATTATAAATGGAATCATCAATGCGATCACTCTCCATTTATAAACTGTTCAGATTTCCTTTTTAAAATCTAGTCGCACTCCTCCTCGTACCCCTCATCTTCTTCTTCGTCGTCATCTTCAATAACAAATCCCTTTAAATTTCCCTTTTCATCTGCATCTTCATCATCGTCATCGTCATCTTCCTCTTCTTCATCTTCCTCAGGAACATCATCATCTTCTCCATCGTCATCATATTCATCTGGTTTAAAATCATCTTCCGGAATTTCTTGTGGTGTATATAGTTCTGGTTTTTTAATACTTCTGCCTGAACGAGTAGTGTACGTTGACATTTAATAAATACGTAACAGTTTCTTTTAAGCGCTTTTCGGCAGCATAACCCTAGAAATGGTATGCATTGTGTCTATAAATGGTTTTGGAATGAATTGTTTCCATTTTGCATTACTAATTGGTTTTAAAACTTGATCGTGTTGAGAAGACCAAGGTCCTGTTGAAACTGTGTAGACTTGATATTTTCCAGATTCGTCTGTGGGTGCCATTGATGCAGATGTCTCGTCGGTTAATATTGGGTTGCCACCTTCTATACTTACCCAACCCGAGTCCGAGTTATGTGTCCAAAATCCCGAGTCTGCATTTTGATACCAGGGACCTGAAGTTGGTATTGCAACCTTTTCAACTTCAATTTCTGGATCCTGGAGATCTTTAATGTATTTTGGATAAAATCGGACACCTTGGGAAATTGCTGTCTCGGCTATAAGTCTTTCCATAGTGTTACCAATAGAACTAGCAAGTTCGTGAATTTCTTGTATAAGTTCAGAACTTCCACCTATTGAATAAAGAGGTATATCCTGGAGAGCATCTATAGATTTATAAAGATACTTACTTGACTGAGTTACAGAATATATCATTTGTTCAGAAAGTTCAAGATTATTTATAAACTCTGAATACTTTTCTGGTGATAATCCTGAATACTTTTTAGCCTTTTGTTTATAGATTTCAAGCGGATTTTTATTACGATTTGGATAAAAGTATACTGCTACTACAATTAGTAGGATTGTGAACAATAAGAACATTTGATCTGATTGCCGACTTAATCTTATCACATTTTTTATTTGGAAATAAAAGATTTACCAAAGTTGGATTCATAATGTGTCTTCTACCTGAAAAATCTTTACAGAACCCATCTCTGCGACCTTGAAGTGTCTCACATTTACAAAAACATTTTTGTTGAATACACGTTTCACTAACTAGAAACCATATATGATTTGAGTTATGTGCCCGTTTTATATTTTCACAATAACTTGAATTTGTTCCGACAAGATAAATACTATCGTGTTTAAAAATTTTATTAATTCTAACATTTTTTTGACCCTCAAGATATTGTCTTATAAATGTTTCTAACAATATTGAAATTTCTTGATTACTTATTTCACATTTTGTTTGAGCACGAGTAAACTTACCTTCAGACTTTTTAATAGTTGATATTGTATTTTCAGGTTCAACAATTTTAACTGATACAGTTTCAGTTGTTCTGATTGTTGCTGCTTTTAAAAGTTCAACAGTTGGATCTAAAAATGAAATTTTATTTAATATACTAAATGGATTTCCAGAAATATATTGAAATAAGGGAAGATATTCAACCTCGGTAAGTTTTCCTGTTTTGTCACAACCTGTACAACCTTTGCCATTGCAATCTACGTGCTTACCTTTTTTGTGTGACCACGGTAACCTAAACCCCGAACCCTTTGTGCCAGTTTCAGGATTTCCATATACTGAACTATCTACAATATTATCCCAATCTTCATCGTCCCCAATTTTCAAAAGTCTTAAAATGTGACCTCTAAGTGAAACTGCAGCCCTTTGATTAACTGGAAAGTTTTCCCAATTCATATGAACGCCAGTTTTAATTTTATCATCTGCAACTTTTTTAGGTTTTGCAACACTAATTAAACAATTTTTACCCCCCAACAAAGTCACCTTGTCACAAATCAACTTTGTCAAATATTCAATTCTAACAAATGAAAGAGATGCATCTGATTTATAATCAAGATCAACAAAAAAGTTGAAAATTTCAGTTTTTTGTTCAACTACAAAAATCTGTTCGCCTGTATTTACAGCCTCTACGTATTTTTTATAAAAGTCATCCAATCTATCAAATGGTACTGAGAGAACACCCCCATCCATTAGAACGTGTGATAGATTGTTGGAATTTGAAAATCCTTGTTGGGCACACCATTGTTTAAACATTTCTATTACTTATTAATATAATGGTTCTATTTTTTAAAACGATGAAAATAGACCAGTGATAGATGGCGTTACGTGAACATGTTTTTCTTTTATTTTTTCATCAAGTTCAACTTTTGACATTGACTTTATTTCATCGGTAATTTCTGTTCCGGAATCTTCTAAAATTTTCATTGAAAAGTTTTTTCTAAATTGAATTAATTGGGTAAAAGACATTTTTTCCAAAGGATTTTCTAAATCATCCTGATACCCTTTGTGAAGCAATTCATTGATGATGAATTTTTTAGAATTCTTAACACTCATAATACAATCATCGTATATTAAAAGTTTTTTTATTTAACGAATTAAGAGCTATATAAAATTCTGGATTATTTATAACTTTATTAACAATAAGATCCCATCGTTTCTTTTTTTTAAAAGTTTCAAGTGTGTCAAAAGTCATAAAGTCATTTTCATCATATGTTCTGCGATATGAAAGTTTTTCTCTTTTTCTAATTTCAAGTTTTTCCTTTTCTTCATTAAATTTATGAATCATTTGCTGTTGTTCGCCCGTATTAATTTTTGTAAAAAATATGTAAACGTGATATATAAGAGTTACTTGTATACCAGCTTTTCTGTCAAGTTCTAAATCTTCTGGTGAACGTTCGGTTGTTTCAAATGTAAAACTTGTGTACACACCACTTTTTAGTTTTAAAACACCTCTTGTTTCCTCCTCAAGTTCCCTAAGTGCACAATACATTGGAGAGGCCACTTCTCTTTTTCTACATCCACCTGTAACAAATATCCATTCCCTGTGTCTACGATCTCGGACTGTTAAAAATTTAGGCTTTTCATCAACGAATGTAACCGGTATAGCAATAGCTTTGTGAATCTCTTCTTTCGTCATTGCTTTATAGCTA